TGGAATGAAATAAATACACATAATTGTGTTTATACTGATATTTATAGAAGGAAACTTACATACGATAATTATGATGATTTAAATAGAAATAAAGTTTTTAACTATTTGATACAAGCATATGAGACTGAATCAAATATTAAGAAGATTTTATCTATTCAAGACTATTTATTAAATAAGAAGACTAAATTGGTTTTATATGGATATGATAGTTTCCTATTTGATTTCTCACAACAAGATGGAGTGGAAACTTTGAAAGATATAAAATCAATTTTAGAAGAAAAAAAACATTTTACTAAATCAAAAATTGGTGTAAATTATAGTGAAATGGAAGATATTACAAAGAGGTTATAAATGCAACATATTTCAGAAATCATTGAAAACATATTAGTAGAATGGGCATATCGTGTTCACGATGGAATGCCTAATCCAAAAAATGCACAACACATCCAAGAACTTCGTGAATCAATGGAAGAATTAAATTTACCAAATAATGTAATATATCATGTTATACACAATATAATCAATGAACAAGACGATGATGAGGAAAAAGTAACATTCAAACATGATGGTGAAACAAGAACCATTACAATGAAAACAGCAAGACAATATGCTTCAGATATAAAACAAGGAAAAGGAAATGATGAGAAAGAAGCTGCTGTAAAAGCAGCTAACCTTGATGATGAGGATACTGAAAAGCCTGAACCTGAAACTCAACCTGGTATGAAAATATCAAAAGATGGTAATTTAACTAAAAAGGGTGATGATAAAAAAGAAATAAAACCTAAAACCTCTAATGAAGATTTAAGAGATGAAGACCACGAAACTACCGATAGTCAAATGAATTTATCTAAGGCTGATGCTAAGGCACAAGCAGAAAAGAAAGGTGAAAAGGGAGTTGGTGCAGGAACCGCAGAGTCAAGAGCTGGTGAAGCCGCTGTTCATTATACACTCAGAGAGTTATTAAAAGGACGAGATATTGAAGATATAAAATCTGAACTAATGAAAATAGCGAAAGACAAAGATAAAATTTTAAATGAAAAATGGGTAAACGCAGCTACAAATACAGCTTCATGGATAAAGGAAGTGTATGGTGATAATATTGAGGAAGTTGTTTGGGATACACCATCTGGTAGAAAACTTATTGGTGTTGAGGGACATGGAACATCATCGGATATGTTCATAAGAACAAAAGATGGAAAAAATATAGGTATATCATTAAAACAAACCACCGCTGTATTTTTATTGAATGGTGGTTATGCAAAACAACACGGTATATTAGTTGAATCATTAAGTGATACATTATCAGAAGAGGAAATGGAGGAGTTTAACAATCAAACATCAATACAAACATATAAAGTTGGATTTACCAGTCAATTAACAAATACTAAAAACTTAATAGAGAATGATAAAGATTTACAAAACTTATTAAATGAAAGAGTTGAATACTTTAAAACTTTAAATGATGATGAATTTAAAAAAATATTTGATAGTACAAAATATAGAAAAAATATTGATAACTTAGACAAGATAATTGCAAAGTTACCACATGTGAATACAGAAGAAGCTAAATTTATTGCAAAATTAACAAAAGATTCTGAAATTAGACAAAATTATCCTGATTTATATGATAATTTAAGGGGCGAGGAAATCAAATTAACTCAATCTATTTTAAATGCTTCTGCTAATAATGAAAATGTTGCAAAGGGTTTAAAGAAGTTATGTTTAGATGGGATGCATGTAGAGGATATTTTATTTGGAAAGAGTGAAGTATTAGATGAGTTTATTACTTTGTATGGTAACAAACCAGCTATTGAATTAGATAAGGGAGTATTGTTACAAATATTCGGTATGCAAGATGAATACGAACAATATCTATCATTAGATGATGAAGAGGAAAAAGAAGAGTTTAAAAAACAATTATTAGAAAAAATGAATGATAAAATAGTAATTGATATTAAAGATGGTGCTAGGTCTGGTGAAATAAAAATAAAACATGAAGATGGAGAATTTCATCTGTTTGGAATTAGAGCTAGAACAAAACCCATAGGTAGTTCACCTGGTTTAGAAATGAATCAAACATCATTTATGGGTAATGTTATAAAAGAGGGAACACCTGATGTAACAAAGTGGAGTCCAGCGGTAAAATCAAGGTTTGTTAATAATAGAATAAAAGAAATAGAAGAAGAAATGGAAGATGCAAACACAGAACAGAAAAAGGCTTTTCAAGAAGAGATTGATAAATTAAAGAGTATATTGTAATGAAATCACAATTATTATGCACATTCACAACAAAAGAAAGTCTTGACGAAACAGTTAAAGAAATAATTAACTCATACACAATTATATTTAATAAAATTTATGTATTACAAAACGAAAACAATGTGGATGAGTTGATATGCACGTATAATGTTGACACCACACAAAGTGTGGATTATAATAAAGTAAGTGGGACAATATCACTACATAGAAAAAAACACTCCAATACATTGTATACCATCAATGCATTGAACGAATGTATAAAAAATTTAAACAATGGTGTTATGGATTCAAATTTTATGATACCATGGGAAAATTTTAAGAATATGTTATTAATAACAAATTCAGACGGATTGAATAAAATAAACACGAGAATCTATAAAATAGAAAAAATTACATAGGTTTTTTAATTTTATATATATTTATATATGAAACTAGTTACAGGAGATAATGGTTATGGCCAAAACAAAAGACAAAGAAGTTTTAGAAGAAGTTAAAGAAGAAACAAAAGAAACTACAGACCAAAAAGATAACACACCTAAAGAATCCACCTTATATTATTTTTACTCAGTGGGATGTGGATATTGCAAAAAAGCAGATCCTATCATAGATGAGTTGATTGCAGAAGGTCACGACATATTAAAACTTGATTTAGCAGAACCAGATAATCAAGGATTAAAAAAAGAATTAAGTGATAAATATGGAAAACAATGTGGAACACCATGGTTTATAGATGGTGAAACCGGTAATCAAGTATGTGGATTTAGAGAAAAAGATATAATTGAAAAATGGGTAAATGGAGAGGACATACCGGCTCCACCTAGACCAAAAAGTCCACCTCCAAGAGTTCCATTCCTAAACGCTTCAGAAGAAGAGCTTAATAAATGGAAAGAGGATTATCAAAATTGGACAAAAGAAAATGAACATTTACCCAAAATACAAACCGTGGAAGAGATATTGGCCAGACCTAGACCAAAATCTGAACCACCTCGACCACCAATGGGACCTAATTCAAAAGATGAAGATTTAGATGAATGGGGTAAAAAATATGATAAGTGGGTAAAAGAAAATGACCACTTACCAAATTTACAACCAGCATCAACCATCATTGATAGAATTAAATCTCAAAGAAATTCCGCACAAAACAATGTTGGTGGTAACATAAGTCCAGACCTAGAGGCTAGATTTCAGAGAATTGAACAAAAGTTAGATAAACTCGTTAGACATTTGGGAGTTAGGTGAGTTTTAAGTTCAAACCAAAAGTTACAAAAGACAGAGAAGCCACTAAAGAAGAACTAGAATGTATTGAAAAAACTGAGAAAATGCTGGAGGAAGAAAATAAACTTCCACCAGCATCTCAAATGGTTCGTGACTTAGCTGTAACTCATTGGAAGTCTCTCAAGTCTTGGTTGAAAGGTTCTCAAGTAATCACAACACAAGAAGAAGCCGAACGAAGATGGGAAATTTGTAAACAATGTCCACACCTTCTCTACGATGAAACCAATCCAGATACAGGTAAAAAAGATGGTAGATGTACACATTGTGGTTGTTTCATGAATGTGAAAGTACACTACGCTGTTGCTGAATGTCCTATTCAGAAATGGGAAAAAGATTGTTCTGATAAATGTGGATGTGAATAAAAATAAAAAAAAGCTTGACTTATATTACTTTTTTGATATATATTATAGAAATAGGTTACATGGTTTTACGTAAACCATAATTAATAAACGATAAACAATAAAACATAGGAGAAGTACAAATGGATATAGATGCAATCAAATCCAAACTCGCAACATTACAATCAACAACATCAACAAAAGAAAACTTTTGGAAACCTGAACCAGGTAAACAAGTTGTTCGTATTGTACCTTACAAACACAATAAAGACAATCCATTCATTGAATTGTTTTTTCACTATAATCTAGGTAACAACAAAACTTACCTATCACCCCTCTCATTCGGAAGACCAGATCCAGTAGCTGAATTTGCTGACAAACTAAAATCAACAGGTAATAAAGACGAGTGGATTCAAGGTAAAAGACTTGAACCTAAAATGAGAACTTTTGCACCTGTAATTGTTCGTGGTCAAGAAAACGAAGGTGTTAAATTTTGGGGATTTGGTAAAACCGTATATCAAGAGTTATTAAGTGTAATAGCTGACCCTGATTATGGTGATATTACAGACTCTATGGCTGGTAGAGATATTATGATTGAAAGACAGACTCCTGCTGAGGCTGGAAATCAATATGGTAAAACTACCGTTAGAGTTAAACCTAATCAAACTCCAATTACTGAAGATGATAATCAACTTCAAAGTATTTTTGATAATCAAGCTGATTTAACAGAGTTGTACACAGAACCATCTTATGATGATTTAAAAGAAGTTTTGAAAAACTATCTTAATCCTTCATCAGAAGAAGAAACTGAGACAACAACAACTGAAACAGCTAAACCTTCAACAAATACAAGCACACCAAGTGCAACAACTGCTACTAAAACAGCAGATGTTGAAGATGCATTTGACCAGTTATTCAATAGTTAAACAATTAAACAATGAGAGATGTGTTTGAGCTCTCGGCAGCTGTCGGTGTAAGTCCCACCTCAAACACTCTCTAATTAGGAGAACAATATGTCAGAAAAAGACGAGTTAGCTGGTATTATAGCTGACGAACTAAATAAACAATTCAAACATCAGAAGGTAGCTTATTTTCTTGAAGAAGATGAGAATCCTACTGATATAACGGATTTCATTTCTACAGGTTCAACAATGTTAGACTT